GTATTAAGTCTATTGCTCCATTCGAAAAATTCATCTAGTCTAAGCGTTCCTTTTGCTCTATTGCAATTCCAACAACATGGAACTGCATTAGCTACCGTATATCCAAGGGTATTATTTAATCTGTCTATACCTGAATAAACAAACTCACCATTGACGCCTTTGCCTGCTTTTCTTATACTGTTAGGAGGTGATCCGCAATAAAGACAAGGAGACGATACAAGCTCAAAAAACAAATCCCTGTCTAATTTCCATTGAATCTTACGCTTTATTGCCGATTTTTTGTAGGATGCAAAAAGTTCGTTGCGTGAAGCGTGCCCGTAAGCCATCTTGTTATGCGCCCCCCTAGTTGTCCGAGCCTCTGCCTGCAAGCACCCACAGCTCTTAGTGTGTCCGCGGTCTAATTCTCTTGATCTAACTGCAATCTTTCTTCCGCAATCGCATACACAACCCCACCATCTGTAACTAACATTTGCAATCCCGAGACATTCCAGAACAAGTAATCTTCCAAATCTTTGTCCAGTTCTGTCAGCTCTGCTTGACATTTTCTTTTTAGGTTCTGTGGGTATGTGTTTGCTTCTGAATATATATCCTTTGTACAGTGGCTCAACTGCGTTCACCTCTCCTCCATAAAACAAAAAAGACCCAACTCATTGAGAGGGTAGACGGGACGACGTACTCAAAGGTTGCCACACCTCGAAGCGTCTGCCCTCTCAATAAACCGGGTCTAGTTAGCTGTTGGTTAATCATCGTCTGTCCTTTTCGCACCAGTGTTATTATACGGTTGGCTGCCGTTACTGGTACACCACCATTATAGCCGATGCTCGTTACTTGTCAAGCTGTGAGAAGAAAGTGCCAGCTCCACCACAGGACGCCCAGAGTGCTCAGGTACACCATCGCCGCAATTGCAATTACACAAAGTCTCAGTTGTTCCTTCGTCATTTATATCTCCTTTAGTTTATGAATGTTGCATACAATCCCAGTGATTGCCAGTAATAGTATATTTCATTTCCCCCCTTTGGTGTCAAGTTTTCGATGCGCGTTACTTGTCAAGCTCAATCATAGCGCCGTCAAGTCCGTACCGGCAACCGTCTTCGGCAACATAAGCCTTCCACCGATCACTAGGATGCAAAACTTCTTCAACTGCTTTCCAGCCAGTCCAGTATTTGTCATCGTACCAAAGAATCTGCCCGACTGTTATATCTTCTGGCGTTGCTTGCCTAAGCCTCTGTGGTAGAGGACATTCTTTGGCAAGTTCGTAACCTGAAGCTATAGTAGTATTACATATATCAATGATGAATTGTTGTCTTTTGCGTAATTTTAAAAAGAATTTAGGTGTCATCACTCATTCTCCTTTTGTGTCAAGCGTGATGCCTAGCTCCGCCTCAAGCTCTCGCAGCACGTCCGCCCGCTTCAGCTCCGTCACCCTGGCGATAGCGTGCCACCCGCGTTCATACTCGCGCCCCTGCTGGAACGCAAGCTCTGCCAGGTCGGTGGCAAGCTGTAGGATCGTGGCGTTCATTCGGTGATACCGAGGGCGGTGAGAAGAGCGTTATGCGCGTCGTCTCTTGTCGTTCGTTCTTTGCAAGCGTGCCACATATCTGCCTTTGCTAACATATATTGCGTAGATAACAATTCAGTTATCAAGTCGCTTATCTTCTCCGCGTCAAACTGCGGTGCTGGCTCACGGTTCATCTCTGGCAATGGAACCAGTGCAATCAACCTTCCACACGCAGGGCAATGTATAGTTTTTCGTTGTACCGGCTTGCGCTTGCGTTCCTTGCGCCTACCGCGACGTTCGGCTTTGTCGAGGGCTTCGGCAATGTCACGCGTTAAGCACACACCGTTAACCGTTATGCGGCGTCTATTGTCATCCCTCCAACTTGCAATCACTGTGTGATCCTCCAATATTTCCAGTGCCCGTTCCTCATTCGTCCTCATTCCACGCCTCCTCTCATTGACGCTTGCCAGCCAGCGATGAACTGGCGGATGGCTTCGTTATGCTCGAAGTAGTATTCTAGCGCCTCATGGATCACTGCGCTCCTGTTGGGGCGCTTACCAGTTTCTAACGCTCGTGCTTCGGCTATTCTAACCAGTTTCATATTTATAGCGGTATCTGTCCTGAACGGAATATAAACCTCTTTCATACCCAACTCCTTTTGTTGCGTTTTATTTTAATAGTAACACAAACCAAGTCATTGTCAATAGAACAAAAATAGAACGCCGTGTTACAGTTTCAGAATTGGTCTATTTGCCTATTGACTTGTAACACATTCTGTTATATAATAAAGATAAAAACACAAAACAAAGGGAGATAGAGATGAAAAACAAAAACTGGACAAAAGCACAAAGAGATACATTCAATCGAACACAGTTGATAACAAAAGAAGAACAACGTGGAATCTGGAATCGGCTATCAACACAAGACTTCATAAGAAAAGAAAAAGCAAGAATTCAATCGGGAATCACCGGGGAAGCACAAGAGGATATTTTATCAAGACTAGAGCAGGAATCACGAACCTACAAGACAGACGATACAGGATGCCCATTCTAAAACATATAGTCAACCCCGCCCCCGGGCGGTCTGCCAACGGGCACTGATGAGACTAGCATAGGAGGCTACGATGGAAAAGAGTTTGGAGACCATTAACATTCAAGTGTTAGCTGGATTTATGGCAGACCTTAATATGTTTTCTTCAAATGAAGAAGCTGTATTAATAATGCTTTCAAAACACGGCAAAGATGCATATATGCCTACTGATGAAGAATGCGAAAAATACCCAACAGTAGCAGATTTCATGTTGAGCTTGATAGGTTGTAGATAATGACCGCGCAAATAGTCAGCATCCCCGGCGTTGTGACCGTAGGACAGGCGGACGGCTTCGAGCCATTCGCCATAGTCCACGAGGTGACAGCAGCGGGCGGCGTGAAGCGCGTAGCGCAATACCTGCGGAGCCTGGACGTTGCAGAGTACCTTGATGCGGGTTACGCGCTGATAGACGAGCAGTATCTGGTCACGTGCCCGGGTTGCGGTGCGCTGATTGACTACGGCGATATTGAATGTATAGCTTGCGCTGCTGAGTGGCGGGACTGGGCGGATGAGTGGCGGGACTATCTATCTATGAGTTATGGAATGTAAGGGGGAAATGATGAGCGAGGCAAGTGATTTGATTGAACGACTAGAGGCTGAGACTGGACAGCGTATTGACGATAATGATGGCGATAACAACGCGATGGCTGGGTTGTTTGGTGCGATATCCCGCATTATGGGGAATTCACCACCATCGTACAGAGAGCGAGATGATGTTGTTGCTGGGTTGCTCATTAGACATAGAATGTCACCAGAGGGCAAAGCAGAAGCGGAACGCGAACGAATGTTAGCCGACCTGTTGCTTGGTGGGATGTCACCGGAAGAGGCAAAAGAACTGTTGGGTTAATAAAGGGGGAAATGATGAACGAATTGGCGATGATACAAGAGCACCCAAGCGCGGCATACTTGGACGTAGCAACAGCGGCGCACAACCTGGACGCGCTCAAGGCAAAGCGCAATCTTTTAATTGAGGCAATGAAAGACGTACTGCAAAAGGACATTGACTTCGGCGTGATCCCAGGAACCACAAAGCCAACATTGCTCAAGGCCGGTGCTGAAAATCTTAGCTTCCTATTTGGTCTACGCCCAACCTTTGAAATGATGGATAGCATTGAAGACTGGGACAAGGGACTATTCTATTATCGTTATCGTTGCACATTAAACGGCGGTGATGGTCGTATAGTTACCAACAGTGAAGGGAGCTGCAACAGTCGAGAGACAAAGTACCGTTACCGCAACGCAAAGCAGAAATGCCCCGAGTGCGGAGCCGATACCATAAGCAAGAGCAAATACCCGCCGCGCAATTCACCGGGAGCACCGAAGGGCTGGTGGTGTCGGTCTTGCAAGACTGACTATGCTCATAATGATAAACGCATAACAGAGCAGAAACTTGGACGCGTTGAGAACACCGAACCATTTGAGTTGATAAACACACTGCAAAAGATGGCACAGAAACGGGCGTTGGTTGCTGCGGTGTTGATAGGTACAGGCGCATCACAGTTCTTCACGCAGGACGTTGAGGATATGAATACCATTGTCATTGATGCCCTGGTGCGCGAAGTTGAAACACCAAAGGTACAAGCGTCCAATGACATCGACTTAGACTTCGACAGCGTGCCGCCAATTGATCCAGGCGCTACCGCACCACCAGAGCAGGGCGACTTTCTGACCATTGCCATTGTTGGTGCAACCAAGACTAAGGACGGCACGAAAACATATCTAGGCTTGTGGGAGGCTGGCAAGGATTACCCATCATTACGCTTGTGGGGTGGGCGTGACAAATTCTTAGAAAATTGCCCTTGGGCAGGTGATTCGATGACCAAAGACGGACTTGGTGATGTTAACACGCGGTATGAGTTTAACGCTCGTGTGTACTACGAAGAGAACGACAGAGGATACAAAGACGTGAAGCGCATAGAGCGCATTACTTAAGTCACCGTTTGTGGCAAAAGGAGAAACGATGGAATTGAATGAATTGATCGAATTGGCGGATGCTGTTGAACAGGCGAAATTAGCAGAACTCCAAGCGCGTCGTGAGCTGATTGACGCAAAAGAGACCGTCATTGCAGTTACAGCTTATACCCTAGTAAGTGCATATGAAGCCGGTGCCATCGCTGGAAAGAACGCAGAGACACGCAAGCGTCAAGAGTTGGCATATCTCATTGAGCGTGATGACTATATTGAAGCATCTATGAACGAAGGCGACGCACAACGAAATGCAGACGTTGCAACCGCCACACTCGCCGGGATTGAAACACGGGCAAGTCTCATAAAGGCGTGGCTGTATAGCCAGACAAAGATTGGTTAGTTAGACCACCCTAGGACGGTGGTTCCTCCTATGTAAGGCAGCTCGGCTTATCACTGGGCTGCCGAAGGGGGAGAGGGAGAGTAGATAATGAACTGGTTTACCGCAGTATTTATTGTGATAACAGGAGCCGTCTTGATTTGGGGCGCGAGCGACTATTACCGTGACGCATACAAGAGGTGGTGGAAATGACTAAGCATAATTATGACGGTAACTTCATTGTAATTCACGATGCTAGTGGGCACACCATCGATGATGCACGAATAGTCTGGTGTTATCCAACCGGCGTAAGCGCGTGGGGGAAACATGAAATTGGTGGCGAGCCAATAGAATTTGATAGCATTATTCAAACCGCCAGAGAATTAGAGGAAGTCAAAGAACAACGCCGCGAACTGCTTGAGGCGCTGGAAACTATCGTTCATGAGATTATTATCTATGAATTCTTGAGTGATTTTGAAGACGGTGACAATGACTTTAGAAAAACATTTCGAGATGCAGTACGTGCTATTGCCAAAGTGAAAGTGAAACTATGACCGTCTACCTAGCACCGACGGTGCCCGGGATCATCAAGCACGAGCTGGGCAACTGGTGGTCGCGTGACACAGTGACTATGTTCTGGAACATCATCCGCGACTGGACGGACAGTAGCAACGACAGGTGGGACATCCTGCCGCAAATGAAGCTCGCTATTGCCGGTGAGCCCACGAAGTACGGCGCTGAGTTTGCAGAGCGCGTAGAGATTGCGAAGAGTTTTACACCGTCGCCGTTTGAGTATGAGGAGAGGATATGAGCAAGCATACAGCATTACCGTGGTTAAAAGATATTTGGAGAGACGACAGAGATAATAGTATCAAACGTGTAACTGTCGTACAAAAAGGATTCGCATTTGATGGCTATACTGTTGTATGTCTACCTTGTGGTGCTGATGATACTCAAATGATTGCCAACGCCGAATTCATCGTCCGCGCTTGTAATAGTCATTACCAACTAGTACATGCATGTGAGAAACTCATTAAGTGGCGCGAAAACTGCGAAGATTTACCTACTGATATTGACCTTATAGGCGCGTATCAATCAGCAAAAGCCGTTATCGCCATCGCGAAGGGGGAACTATGAAACACAATCGAATAAGCGTATCGCTTGGAATATCAATATTCGTGTTCGTTTGCTGGCTATGGACGTTCCTTGGAATGGCGTTTACAGATCAACCACGATCCACGCGCCTGGGTGTGTCACTGACCGTTGCAGCTTGGGCGCTAGGAATCTCACTGGTGTGGGCGTTGATGTGCTGGCTCGATGATAAACGCAAGCCTACGAAGTAACCAGCACGCTGTTAGACGCACAGAACCGCGCGTTTTTGCGATTTAGGGCGAATGTAGACATAATGATAGGGGGCATACAATGGAACAAATAGACTGGGCAGCGCAAAAGGAACGGTGGCTGGTTTCGATCCGTAAGCGTGGGTATGATTGGGCGTTCACACTCTCGCTGTTCTTCGATGCCTGCGCTGAGTTGCAGGGCTTGCAAGTTGGCAACCTGAGCACCGCTGATATGTGGGTGTACGTGATGGATATGCGGCGTGTGTGGAACGAGATATTCGCAATTGTACAGGATAAGGGGGAGTGATGACTATAAAAGAAACGATGTATGAAGAGCATACAATAGCGTATAGAAATGTGCTTGATGAATATGAAATACTAGATGGTATTTTATATGATTATGGGTCTTCACCAGCGCGTAATTTTCATACTAAAGCAGAGATAAAACAATTGCAAATAGTAGCGTCAAGCATACGGATGGCAATAGAAATCGCAGAACAGTTAATGAAGATTTATAAACGCGAAAGTGAGAACGATGACCACGACACGCAACCATAGGCTATACTACCTCCTAGCACTCGCCGTCCTGTTCGCCGTGGTGCTGCCAGCGATAAACACGCACGCCGTAGCCAGGCACGCAAGCGACGCTATCACCGCGTATAACTTCGTGCGCGACAATGGTGGACCAGGCAACCGGCACGACTGCGAAGACGGGCGCACGCGCTGGATATGCGAGATGGGCGAAGGTCGTAATGGCAAAGAGTTATGCGCCGTGGTGGTGGTGGCTGGCGTGAGTTTGGTTACAAGTTTTATCTGTAGAAAACGATATGCAGAAAATATCGTGGAGGGGTGGGATAATGGCACTGACTAAACAAGAGAGAGTAAAGCGTGATGCCCTATTTGCACAGGGATTGAAGCAATGTTCTAAGTGTGGTGAGATAAAGCCGTTGGATACGTTTAGCAGGGACAGGAGGAAAAAAGACGGTCTGCAATCTCGCTGTAATGCCTGCAATCGTAATTACTATGAGATGCACAAAGAACAAATAGCAGCAAGACAATACCAATATGCTGCTATGCACAAAGAGCAAATAGCAGCCAGAGGGCTTAAATATCGAATTACGAATAAAGAAAGGATAGACAGGCGAATACGTGAAAGAAGGGCGACGCCAGAGGGAAGAGCAGCACGCAAAGCCTCAAACGCCAGGTACGCTGCTGCACATAAAAAGGAAAAGTCCGCCTATGACCGTAAGTACCGTGTCGCGAACATAGAAAGGATTACAGCATATCGGCGAAAGTATAACGACGCAAACAAAGAAAAGTTAGTGGCACGCTCTCGGAAGCACTATGCGGAGCATAAACGAGAGAATGCAATGCAATGTCATGAGTACTATGAGCTTAACAAAGAGGGCATAAAAAAGAGAGTAAAAAAATGGGCGATGGATAATCCGGAGAAGGTTAAATCATACTCAAGATTGAGACAACATAGAATACGAGCGGGCGGCTCAATTAGTACTGAAATATTGCAAGAGATCGAAGCCGCAAGCAATGGGATGTGTCCATACTGCGGAGAGCCTATCGTGGGAAGAGGGCACTATGACCACATCATACCAGTGAGCGCGGGTGTGAGCAATGGCGGGACCAATGACCGTGAAAACCTTGTCTATGTATGTGCTCATTGCAATTTGAGTAAGAACACTAAATCACTTGACGATTTTATGGCACACACTGGACGCCTGGCGCTCATACCAAAGACACCGTAATACCACAACACACAAGCCCCCTCAAACGAGGGGGCTGTTCCTTTTCGCCGAAGCTAACGCGGCGAATACTGATGTGCGATCCCGTGTAGTTCTGCGACAGCGCCCAAGGTATCAAGAGGATCGTTGCCGTCACGTTGTACCACGATGTGTATGCACATATCTGTTGCGGCAACATTAGCAGCAAGAATCTTGAATGGTGTATAAGTGATAACGAGACTATCTGCCGTTCCGTGACTTGTCACAAAGTCCTGCATAGTTGCACCGGCCTGTTCTGTGACCTCACCCACCGCTGATACAAGGTAGATCACTTCCCAATCACAGTTTAGTGACTCCGCTGGACTTGACCATCCCAGACATATATAACTATCCTTGTCAGTATTCATATCATCAGGTATTTTTATGTTTGCTTGGATTTGTTCTTCTTGACCATCAGCGAAGGACGCCACGACCCAGCCGTGATCATTCGTTGTAATGGTGGCAGCTTTCAACCCCGCAGCCCTCACAGCACTCACACTCATCCAAGCATATTTGGTCGTCAGTACGTGTTGAATCTCAGGCTTACGCTCGTCCAGCCTGCGTTCTATCCTGTTGACAATATCCATTATGCTCATAGTCTATAATCCGCCTTTACACTGAGCGTGTCTTTGCCGTCTTTCATCCCCACCGTGACGCTGTTAATCATTGCATCGAACTGGTCACCCCACGCTTTGACCGTCACCAGGTCACCGTAATTGTAGTCACGCCCATAGCGTAACTGCTTGGTGTCCACTATCGTGCCCTTGAAGTCAATGAGCCGCTGTGCTTCCATCAGCGCGGCATCCGCTTCATTCTGCAAACTATCATCATCCACGCTCGGCACGTCCTTAAACCCCTCGGACCGTGCCCACTGACTGCGGTTGTAGTCAGCTTCATTGTAAGCCTGCTCAATTTTACGGCTTGCTTCCTGTCCCTGCCCGCCGGCATAAATATAATTCATCGACTGAGAATAATCGTATGTGCCCTCAGCGTTTGTAATGCTGCTATTGGCAATCGACAGTGTGATACTATCAGTGAGGTCTTGCCCTATCTGTGTGGTGAACGTGTTGAAGATAAAGTTGATGCTGTTCTCTAGTACCTCATTTGGTTGCACCTCGAAGAATAGGTCAGTGCCAGCTTCGCGGCTGGCGTTGGCTATCTTCTTAAACGCCCCACCCCCAGCGAAGGTGAGCAGTTTTTGATACTCTAGGTCTAACGTCACGCTGGGCGCTTTCGTGTTTTTCTCGCCTATGGTCAGATCACCCCACGCCCTTGTCCCTGCTGTAGGCGTCGGATCATTCGCATCACTTAGCGCGTTAGTGAACAGCGTTTTGAGCATATCATCGGCCTCCTCAGTTAGCCGCGCCTCACTGCTGGCAGCGAATGCTGCAACTATGCGCCGGTACATCAGCACATTCATATCGTAACCGTAGAGATAGAATGCGCCGCGTGGCGTCGGGTTCGCTGTGCGCCTTGCCTTCAGTATCAGATACACGTTGAACAGGCTCATAGTCCCGCCTGGCGGTTTGCGCCACACCTGGAGCATATACTCACGCGGGTTTGCTACGGTGAAAAGGCGCTTGTCGAAGGTGTACGGTAGCTGTACCTGGACAGTGCCGATGGTGTTCACCTTACGCAACGCCTTGAAGCCATCACCCACTGGAATGAATGCGTTGGTCAACCGCGACCCGGTATCTGTCGTCAGTATCAGGTTGTACTTCGTTAACGCCATTAGTCGTCCATTGCCGTGAATACTGCTTTGTGCAAACAGTTCGCCGTCATAGTCACAGCGCCTGCAATGTCCACAAACGCGGTGATGATATTATCGCCAGGGATCAGCACGAATTCTGCCGTGTCTGAGTTTGGCAGTATCGCATAGCGTCTTGCGCCCAAGAAGTCGCTGGTCACTGTACTGCCGGATGCCGTTAGTTCAATGGTAAAAGTATCGCCGTCTGCAAAGCCAGGTTGCATGTGTAATTGCTTGCCCGTCGTTTCGTTTCGGATACTTAACAACTTTGCACTCGTTCCACCGCTGCGGCTTATAACAAAGGTCGGATATGCGTCTTTGTTGCCAGGATTGTTGACGGTGGTAGAGCCAGCGAAATAGCCAGCGCCGGTTGTGCTAAAACCAAGATAGACATCGAAATTATCATTTGATTGTGGGTCAATATTTGTAAATGTTACATCAAAAAGACTCGGAGCACCAGGCAAATTAAAATCTGGAATCGTCCAAGTTGCGCCATTCCAGATAGCGATTCTGTCCACTGTTGAATATGAGCCAACGGCAGTAAATACACCAACTATCCATACGTCTCCATTGGGTGCTGTATTTGCACTATACACACTATTATTTGGCGGAGATCCAAGAGCTAAATACTGAGTTCCACTCCATAACGCAATATAATCAGCGTTTGTAACGCCACCAGCATCTGTGAATTGACCCGTGACAATGATAGTTTTTCCATCGTCCTTTGTCATTAAATAGTTTCCTTCATTATTCAAACCTTCCCCAACATCTTCCCATGCGCTTCCGTTCCACTTTGCTATATTGTCATAAGTCACTCCGCCGATGTTATCGCAATCACCAGTAACATAAATATTATCATCTATATCAATTGCAATACCGGCTAAGTTCTCAGGGTCTTCGACAAGCGGCAATCCCTTTGTTGCCCAGTTCGTACCGTCCCAAAAAGCATAACCATCAGCGGCAGCGACGCCGGCGAACTCTTCAAAGAATCCGACAACGTGTAAGTATCCATTACTATCCATAGCCATGCGGCGAACATGGGTATTATCAGCACCAGCATCAGGAGTTCCAACGGCTGCCCACGCGCTACCTGTCCAGCTTGTCACAAAGTCCTGGTTGCCATCACCATTCCATCCAGCGAATGCACCACAAATATATATTGTGCCGTCTGGACCCTCAACTATATCATATACTCTCCCGGTGCCATCATTAGCTGCTCCCCAAGTAGAGAAGGTATCAGTATACGGGTTGTATTTTACAACATAATCTATATCGACATCGCCGTCCCATTCTTCAAAATCACCGCCTATATAAATATATCCGTCAGAAGCGGCAAGTATTGCGTAAACCGTACCGTTAACGCCCGGATCAGCCGTCAGCCCCATGTCGTCCCATTGCCCAGTGCTACGTTTGCGCCGTGTGATATAGCGAAGCGTTGCCGTGTCGTTAACGTCCAGTACGTCGTTAGTGTCATTCACCTGGTATAGGTTGGGATCAGGCGAGTACATCCGAATTGCCAGCTTTGTTTGTATGAGACTCGCACCGTAGTTGCCTTCGAGTCCAGCCTCGTATTTCGCCATCAGCCACTTTTCACTTGTGCCGCCGGTATAGTGGATACGCACCATATCCTCACCAGTCACGTTGAACACGTCTTGCACCGTTTTCATATTGTCTTGCAGCGTAAGGAACGAGGTGGCGGTAAGGTGTCCACTGAATGTGAATGTGCGACTCCCCACCTTGCGCCCATTGTACAGGTCACCCGCTGTCATCGCATAGGGCAGTTTCGTAACTTTAATGGGCGGCGCTCCAAGTCCGGCAACATAGCCTACGTATAGACTCAAGTCGGTCTCGAAATCGTATTCTCTACCGCCGTCCTGACTTAACGCGCTCCTGGTGCTGGTCGAGTTGTGCCGCTCCCCGTTCCACACACAGCCCGGTTGGTCGCCGTCCAGATACGTGGTCTTGTAAGTTGTATTTTCAAGTTGTACGCCATCCGTCAATATAGTTCTAGCTGCACCTGCTGTCAGGTCCCGATATGTTAACTGTATTGCCTCAACATTTTTTCCACCGTCGGCGGCAAGCGTTATTGATAAGTTTGTCCATGTCGTTGATAACGTAACTCGTGTAGTGCTGACATCATTAGAAGCATCATCGTAATTAATACGCAAACGAACATCCATCGACTTGCCGTCATCTAAGATTGTCTTCCCACGATAAACACAAGAGAAAGTATATGTCCCGCCAGTCGATGTCGTGTATGTATAGTTCCCGTTATCTGTAGATGTTCCGCCCGTCGTAATTTGGATACACGCGATGCCATAATAGCTGTGTGTAGCTATTCGTGTGACGTTTGTGGTACCCACTCCCGTCCAACCAGTCGTGTCTACTTCGCCTGAAGGATTCCCTACGAGATTCGTCGCCTCAGCCGGTTCAATAATACTAAACACATCACTCATAGTCTATCACCATAAGCTCATTCGCCCCTTTCTGTGTGTATTTTGTTCATTGTGCTCTTGCTTGCATTAACATAAAGTCTTGTTCTACCGTACCGCTGTCGGCTTGCGTAGTCATGTTCAAATTAAAGTTGTTCGCTATGCTGTTGGAAGTCGAGTTATCGTATACCTGTGAGCCTCTTGGCAGGTTGACCAGCTCAGGCCCGCGCTCGCCCACCCACGATAGCCCTCCGCGCCAGAAGTCAGTACCTGCGGCGTTACCTGGTTGTCCGCTTGTTATCTGTTCCTCGAAGTCAAGTGCAGATTGCTCGTGTCGTATTGTGCGCTGATGCGTAGTAATGTATAGGTCAATCGTTTTACCAGTCATACTATTGATTACATTTTGCGTAGTTTGCGCCTCGATAGCGAGCAATTGCATTCGTGATACGTTTTCATCTGTTGCAGATTTCACTTCTTCTAGTGCCGGGACTGCACTCTCTGGTATTTCTATAAATCTCGCTGTAACCTCATCAGTAACATCAATCATATCACGTGCGGCTTGTATCGGATCGAACCACGCCTCCTCTACATCTACAAGTGTATCTTGTGCCGTAACTAGCATTCCGGCATATGTTTCGTCCCACATACCCCACTGAATACCCAACGATGCCAAGAACGCGGTTTCGTTCTCAGTAATCTTGCCATCAACCGTTATCATTGAAGTGACCATGCTCATAACAAATCCCTGCATCATCTTCTCGGTATCAGATATAACGCCCTGGATAGAGTTTTGTACCTCACCAAGTTCGCCACGTAGTCCGGCAAGCTCTTCTTGTTGTGCGCTGGTCAGGTAGCGTTTGCCCTCAAGTTCGCCTATCTTGTCCTTTAGTTCGCTGGCAGCACCACGCAATTCACCGAGTTTATCACGTGCATTTTCAAGGCTGGGTGTAAGGTCTGAGTTGAATATCGCCGTCAGTTTGTTGAAGCGCGTTTGCACAAGCGCATCTGTTTCGATGACCGCTTCTTCAGCCTTGACATATTCTTCCATCTGGTGGACGGTCATGCCCAGTGCTATTTGTTGCTGTCGCAATGCAACATCGTTCGCGTTTATTGTTCTTGAGAATGCCCTGGTGTTTTCTTCTGCTGGTATCAATGCGTCTTTTGCTAACTGATACATCGCACCAGTAAGGGATGGTATCACTTTGTCTGCTACTCTTACCGCTGCTTTTTGATAGGCATAGAACGCATTTTCATTTGTGCCCATCAATTTATTTACCATTCTAAGTGTTGCTGCAAAACCAATGAGCGACTTGTCAGAATCTATTGTTTCCTGAACAAACTCTGCATACTTTGCTATAAGTGGCCCAATGGCTTGACTGGTTTGCACTTTCATTCCATCAGTGATATTCTTGATGTTAGTTTCAAGCTGTGCGTAGCTATCAGATGCCGACTCGACGCTACCACCAACCTGCTCAATTAAGCGCGTGCCAGCTCTCATTGTTTCATTCAAGAGTGCAATTTGCTTTTCCTCAGCGGTGAGTTCATCGACGGCTTTGCCTATTTGTTGCGCATATACTTTGTTGGCATCTCCAACTTTGACCATAATACCGAGGTTATCAAGTATTAATGGACTAGCCCGCTTAACACCTGTGGCAATACTTTGATACATAAAAGCGGTGTCACCAAGCGCGGGATTGAGTTTGTTGGCAGCCTTAGCAATCTCCAGAAGTTGCGGGGTTGCTTGGAGGAGTTGTTCTTGAAGTTTTTCGCCAGCACCAGCAGTAAGCGTGAGCGTACTACTCATTAGCGTCATATCATCAATGGTATTCAATGATGATGCACGCAAATCCTCAATACTCACACCAAGCCGATTAAAACTTTCGGTTGTCTGCGCTATTGCCGCGCCCTGCTTGCCAGCATCGTATACTTGCTTTAGTGCTACTGCTGCCGCACCAGCAAAGCCAACTATTTTCATTAATGCCTTGCCCGTGTCTACAATGCTTTTATCTGCCTTTTTTAGCCCCTTGCCAGCTTCTTGACCGGCAGCGCCAATGCCCTCAAGTTCTTTTTTCAAGCCCCTGAGTTCTACGGACGCTTTATCTATTGCCTCGATGACAATTCTTATGCGCTCATCTGGCATTTACCATCCCTCCCGACGCCTCTTTAGCACTTCACCAACGATGCGCCATGCGACTGGGTAGTCACGTTGGAAGTGTACCCAGTTCTTTGACCGCTGCCACGCTGATATAGCCGAATAGACGTTTGATGCGACTGTCATATCGCGCATCATTATCATAGGTTGGTCACGCAAGCCGCCCGGGTTGGGTAACGCGCCCCATCGGTCACACTTCCACGATTCTGTCAATGCGGGCGGCGGAATACCCTTCTTGTCTGCTGCGTTAGCCGCCGCCATCATCAGTTTGGGTCTGGCGGTGCTTTCGCTTCAAGGACGTGCGTATTGATTGCAATAGTCCATTCTCTGATTTCGTATGGCTTGCAATCGCCCAGGTCATCAGGTAGACCGCTTATAATTTCCGCCTCTAACGCTAAATCAATCAATATACGATTATAACGAGTGACAGACATTTTATTTGTTTCAAGGTCTATATCCACCAACCCATCCTCATACTTCTCAAGCATTCTCTGCGTGATTTCGTGCAATTTCATACTAGTCCTTTCGGTTATTGTTTAACCGTGTGCGGCATAGTCAAAGCCGCTCGTCGCTACGTGAAAACTAAACGCCAGTGGTGTGCCGTCTGCTGCGTCAAAGTCGGGCATTGTCAAGCTATCCGGCTTTGCATCCGAGTTGGTTGTGATACAGAAACTAGCTGAGGCCGTCCCCTGCGGGCAGTATTGCACCATTAACCGACCGCCGCCTGCTGTTACATGCTGATCGTGAACAATTCCAACTAGGTCAGAAGCGTCACCGTCAGAATACACGGCGTTGATAGTCATGCCTGTTAGGGTTAGCTTTCCAAACCCGGCGATAACTTCATCACCAACTAGCGTGTTGATCTGTCCAGTGGCCCTATCCCAACTGTCAAACGTGGCGCTTACTGCCCATCCCGATGCGTCTGTATAGGATGTCCCGGTTGTACCCGTGAAATAACCTATCCTTGCATCTTCACTACTTCCTGCATTCGCTGATTGTGCCATATATCACCTCTATCCGTGAGCCGCGTAGTTGAATCCAGACGTGGCTACATGGAAGCTGAAGGATAATACATCACCTGATCCAGAATCAAAGTCTGGAAAGGTAAAGCTATCCATCTTGGCATCCGTGTTTGTTTCAATACAAAGTTTAGCCGCCGCTGTCCCTTGTGGGCAGTATTGAAGCATACATTGTGTGCCGCCTACGCCCACATGTGCACCAGCCAGCGCCTCAACTGCATCAGTCGTATCGCCATCCGAATACACTGCCGTCACGGTCATGCCTGTTAGGGTAAGTTTGCCAAACCCGGCAATGACCTCATCACCATCTAAGGTATTTATTTGTCCAGTTGCTCTGTCCCAACTGTCAAACGTTGCCGTGACAGCATAACCACTCATATCAACCCAGGTAGTACCTGCGTCTGTTAAGTCATAAGCTAACCTGGCGTCTTCACTACTTCCTGCGTGTGTTGATTGTGCCATTTTTCTTCTCCATCTTAAAGTTATGTCGTACCTTGTTCATATAAACGGTGCTCATCATAAAGTCCATCCCGGCGATGATATGACTACCGTTTAGGTGTCCACTAATCACACTCATGTCTACGTATATCGGAAATCCTGCTTCACGTGCTTTGTTGCAGAAATAGTAGTCAGAACCAGTAGCCCCACTATCCGGCGCAGTGGTACGCATAAATCTTGGCTCTTCTACAGCTTCCAATACACTTCGATGGATAAGCAGACAATGAGTGCCGCACCTATCCACCTCTATAAGCGACCCTTCCGGCGTTGAGGGTAGCATATACGCTTTGTCAGTATTCAACTGCCCATACTTACCAATCCATTCATACACCTTATTTACTTCAATCGATTGATACGGGTCAAAGTTCTCAGCGTCAAATTCTTCTAACTGAAACGCTGGTGTGACTAACTGCCGTCTTTTGAAACATAAAGCTGACACCATTGGAACATTTCGTGATAACAAGCGTGTTAGTGTCCCTTGCTCCAGCGTCGCATCACTGTCCAAAAATAACAGATAATCAATCCCCTTATCAACCACAGTCTGCGCTATCTCATTTCGTGCCCTTGAAATAGGCATAAACCGCTCGTGGTTGCCTTTCGGTATAAATATAGGTTCTTGCCTTGCGTTAAACGCATCATTGATTAGTGTGTGTGTTGCGTGTACTGTTCTCCAATCAAACAACCTCGAAATCGGTATGCCGATCGCTATACTCAAATCAATCCTTCCTTTCTAAGCCACCAGCCGCAAAAGGTATCACGCTCATAATAATGGAGTGGTGCGTGGCATAAGCCAACTCCGAGCTGCGGCATGTGCTTAATTCGCTTTCTTAATGCGGCACTTATCCAGTGTACATGTTCGCCGCGTCCAATCTCAAGGTTAACGTATATGTCCTCACCGCGTCCAATGTCATTGGCAGGAAAGCGCACCTTTCCAAGTGTCTTGCGGTGTATCGCTAAACATATCGCCTTGATATAATTCGTCTTGCCGTTTCTTGGTGCGTCGGTGTGCTTGTAGTATGGCGGTTCTTTGTGCACGTTACGACAGAACATACCCGTTATCGCTCTAGGGCGTTCCATCGCCAGCGTTATCAAGTCCTCTACTAGGTTGTCATCTGTCGGTATAACATCATCATCTTGAATGTATAACCAACCCTCATAGGCATACGCGACAAGCCAGCGGGCAAACGGCCCAATGTTGAACGGCATTTCCCATACCTCATCCGGTGTATCCTCTGGACAAGTTGGCGTATAACTTGCGCCGTTGTTAATCAATACAATATGCAAGTCAGCGGTTTGCCGTTTCAGCATCGGAATAATGTGATGTACATTAGGCTCTCGCTGATAGTTGAGCATTATTGCGGTAGCTTTCAATTTAGCCCCTTTAGCGCAACTGGTATAGGCTCTACCCAATAAGGTTGCCCGCCCCATCCTTCTGGCGTTGCGTCTATGAAGCTGCGTTCTGTTATCCGCAGATCGTCCCAGTTGTCGGTTGACCCATTAGCCTCAATGGTATCTGCTATAACTGTATAGCAATTATCCAGCGAGTCCTCAGCGTTAGGATCCGCGCGGGCAACAAAGACGAATATAGTAAAATAGTGCGTGTAGAACTTCCCGCCCAGCGTCCCGCCTGATACCCCAGATCCGCTTGATGCCAAGCAGACAAACGGTGATCGACCGTCAAATTCAGCGGCTTTTGGTAGGTGATCCGTGAACGTCTGCGCTGGTTTACCCGATCCCACTAATGCCGCTGCCAGCACAACGCCCAAGTCTTCGCGGTAGTCCTTTCTATCTGTGCGATTGCTCATCTATGGATTCCTTATCTCTCGTTGAATCATATCGGTCATATCTGACAAAATCTGCGGTCCTTGTTTCTGCATTGTATACGGGAATGACGCAAGTCGCGTGCCTCTATGCCTACCCGGTATAATGCCCCTTGCGTGCAAGTAAACGTCATACTCAGCAGGTCTAGTGTTAGAGCGTGGATTATAAGCGTTTGCACTGGTAAAAATCTGTGCTCTTGGAATGCCAGCATTAAATGTGATGCGCCTTGATGCTCTCAAAGCACCAGTATCCCAAGGCGTGTTTTTGGTCAACGCCCTATGAAAACGAGCAGCGCCCATCTGTACGGCTTGCCCTCTCACCCCCTCAGGCTTAAGTTTTGCAATGCGCCGCAAATTACGGCGCTGTGCGGCTTGAAGCCCCTGGATACTAAGACCTTGACCAGAGTAGTCTCTACCTGGCCCACCAAAGAAGTCAGTTGGCATTACACTCTCCTGTTATCGAGAATGAGTCTAGCATAGTCTGTACCGTCGCTAATGAATGTTTGCAGCGTATCATACGGCGTCGCTGTTGGTATTTGGAACGTCAATTCAGGCTGCACCCTATCAATTGGTGTACATTTCAAGCCCGTTAGTTTCTCCGCCGGTGCGCCGCGTTTGCTGCTGGATACTGCCGGTGGGCGTTTTGTGCTGCAACTCACAGATGCTTGAAGCACAAATGACTTACTTATACCAAAGCCGTGCGCGGTCCAGTGTTCGATTGCCCTCACCGGGTATTCGGTGGAGCCAACCACTAGGAAGTCGCCAGCCAGTATGTCAAGAGCCATTACACATCGTCCGCCGCAAGGTCGTCTGAGAAGCCGTCGACTCGTGTAACAAAGCCTATTGACGAAAGTGCTGTCTGGTGTATGTTGTATTCCTTGTTCCACGCAGCACGGCGCTTATCCCAGGCATCAGCAATCGCCGCGTACTCCTCTTTGCGTGGTCCGACGGTGAGATTCGCATAGCTTGACCATTGCGCTGCTACTGCCGCCATTGCCGCGCTTACGGTCTTGTTGACCGTGCCGGTTAGTGTTTGCAATCCGCCAAGCTCATCATCTGTGAAGTTAAGCCCACTTGGGAGTACCCCAGAGTCTTCCACGGTATCACCAAGATGGAACCGCTCTACATCCAGGTCAGTTGCCAGGTCGCCATTATAAGTATATGTCATCTATAGCCCCCAGTCATTGTTCTGTTCGTAACCCAGTTTAACCAGCCATCCCGCTTTGTCCGTTTTCTTGAATGCCTTGACGTGCTTCTTTTTGAACACGTTACGCCAATCGCCAGCTATGCCTTTCCTGAATGTCTGACTCAACTCTGTGCGATAGCTTGTCTTGACCATTTCGCCTACTGCGTTCTCAAATGCTTTATGGTCAATGCTCCAATTCAAGTCCAGCGCGTCATTGATGCGGTTGATCCCATAGAGCAGGATGCCGCGTGCTACCGCTTCTCTGTCTGCTATGGCATCCTCAAACTTGACGCTATGCACCCGCTCACAGTCAAGCCACGGTGCAAACATCTCCCACCGTTCCACGACGCCAGCAAATGCACCGATCCCCTTGATAACCGCCATTAGCACATCGTCGAAATCGTCCATCAGCCGGTAGAACGCTTTGCTGATATGTTTCTGGCCAGCATCTTTGCTTATAACGTGATAGGCGTGGCTAACAGCCACATCCCGCAAGTCCCGGTATATGAACACGTGTGACACTCCGCATTTGTCTATGAAGTCGTACACATCTTCGCGGTATGCCGTATGTGAGCGGAAATACTGCCCTGGCTGCAAGCGGGCCATCCTGTAGAATTGCCCGCGCATTTCCTGCTCATTCTTGAACTCAGTGCACCAGATATTGAACAACGTGCCCCACCAATCTGGACGTGCACACAATGTGTTTACCGGCGAATCTGCCAGCGGTGCGACCATCAACGATATAAGGTGCAACCCCGACTTAGGTAAACCGTTAAGCAGCCACTTGGGGCGTGCGTCCCCAGAGCGTACAGGCGCAAGTAGCATTAGTTCACAATATAAACTGTGATTATACCATCGCCACCGCTTCCGGCGCCACTGACTTCCAGCGTGAGTTTGGTATCATATGCGCTTCCCAGCCCATCCGCCGCCAATTGTAGATATTCCGTGACAGTTGCACTCCTATCCTCACCCGCACTATTCAGGAGGTCGTAATCGTCCTCATCCTGTATATCAAAGTCCCATAACGTTGTTGGTGCGGTGTCGCCAGGGTCAGAGATAACGTAGTAGATAAGCCCCGTGTATGCGCTTACCGTTTCCCCTGTTGCTGTACCGTCTGTGTGGGCAGTAAACGCAAACTTTATTTTGGTAATACCCTTTTGCTCAGAATATGGGGTGATCGTTACAAGCTCAGTCATTCATCCCTCCTAGTCCTCGCCAATTCCAAACTTTTCACAAAGCGTGAAGTGGCGCGGCTGAATTTTCTTACCCGTGTCTAATGCTTCAAGCAAGAGAACGATTGCCGCTTGAGCTTTTACTCCCATTTTCACATCTATTGGAGGGAATTCGTTTTCCTTCTCCCATAGATACGACGCTCTGTCTGGCATCCCAGGGATTGGCTCTAGTCGTAAGTTAACCAAGGTTACCTCATCATCAGTAGGCGCTAAGTCCATTCTGAGATTGTGCATAATTTTCATCATCACCAGACTATCTTCGTTTGGTAACATATCCATCACTGTCAATCGTTCTGCTAAATCTAGTAACATTTGTTGCTGTCCTTTCGTCGGTTATACCGACGTTTCGATTATATGAATTACAATCTCCGCTTCCCATCTTTTTCCTGCTGGCACTTCTTCGTCTAACAATTCAACTATCGGCAAGCCTGTTCTGACTTGCAGCCGTTTCCCAGCTTCCAAAACAATTCTTTCCCCACCTTCCAACACTGTTCGTGCTTCGTGGTCGGTTTCGTTTAGTTTCATTTATCCCTCCATAAGTGGGGGTGTTTAAGGCACACCCCCTGAAGCCTTAGTTATGATTATGCTAGAGAGTACAGCTTGATCTTGCGGATTTGCCCGCCCACTTTACACAACAAGTGTCCAGCTTCTCCGCCCGCATCAGTCCCGGCACCGGATTCCCATTGGGAGCCGCCGCCTGCACCGTCTGCGATTAAGAAGTATTCTCCAGTACCCCACAGATTGATGTAGGCTCCTACCTCAGTGTCACCGTTGTTGGTTGCTCTGTACATTGAGTAATCACCAAGAGACACAGCTTGATCCAGTTGTGTATCAGCCCAGAAGGAAGATAGGTGACTCACCTCTGTGTAAACGCCACCATCCACGATACATCCGCGCACGCCTGCGATTTGCAGACTGTCACCATTGCAAGTTCCTTCGTTTGTGAAGTAACCGGCTGCACCTTCCATAATTGGAGAGCCGCCCGTTGAAGTCGTGCCAGTCAGAATCCGCAGATAACCACGGATACCAGTAGCCTGCAAGGTCGTTGAACCTTGATAGCCGACTGCGTGATCGAAGTGCAACCCGGCGCTTCCGCCAGAGGTCGCCATGTTCTTAGACCAAACTACCCACAAACTACCAGACGACGCCATCGAAAGCCGCGTGCCTGCACTAGTTCCTACTGAGATAGCTTGACCATCAGCATAGGACATATTGAGTGGCCCACCGAAGTGCACACCACCAGCCGCCACATTCAACGCATAAGCTGCCGTGAGTGTCGCTGGTCCACTGCCTGCCCCGGTTGGAGCATCAGCGATGTAGACTGTCGATGCCAAAGCAACTGTAACCGCGTCTTCATCTGTGATGGTTGGTTGCGCGATTGTCAACGCAACACCGTCCATAGCCGTCACGCCTGTTGAGCCCGTTAGGGTTGTAGTACCTGGGGTGATGCTTACTGTGTTTTTGGTCACACCACCAGCCGCTGTGATTGTCGCCGGTGCGCCAATAAAAGCCGCATTCGTGACAGCGGTAACAGTGTTCCTGGTATCGAATGCCAAGAGTTTTGTCGTTGAGTCATACACTTCCAACGCAGCCGCAGTGTTTGCGATAACGATGATGTCTGAGGCGTTAGTATTCAAGCCCAAGTCACCACCGATAAAAGCGTCAGCCGCTACACCCAACCCGCCAGCGGTTCGTAGTGAACCGGTGACATTTGTGGTTGATGCGGTTGTGCCCGCAACAGCGAGTTGTGTTGCAGTTCCCACCAGGAGTAAGTCATCAACCGACCCGTCCCAGTGCAGGTAGGTGGTTGCCGTAGTACCATAGACTCGAAAGTCTACAGAGTCCGTGCTTGCACCTAAAGTCAACGATCCATTTGTGTCGCCAGCTTCAGCCCACACAAAGTTTGAATTGGCATTGTCGCCATAGAACGTGACGGTTTCACCTACACCGCTAGTACCTACGTTCAAAGTACCAGTTGTAAAGATTGCTCCCGCCACACCTAAACCACCTGCGGTATGGATTGAGCCAGTTGCCGCGGTAGTGGATACCGTAGTTCCTGCAACCCCTAACTGCGTGGCTGTTCCCACGAGTAGAAGGTCATCCGCTGACCCATCCCAGTGTAAGTACGTGGTAGCGGTCGCACCGAAAACTCGAAAGTCTACGCTGTCTGTAGTAGCTCCTAGTGTCAGCGAGCCGTTAGTATCACCAGCTTCAGCCCATACGAAGTTGGAGAGTGCGTTGTCACCGTAGAACGTGACGGTTTCACCTACGCCACTCGTACCAATGGAGAGCGGTTTTGTGAAGGTGAAGGATGCCGTCGCGGTTGAAAGCGGTATATAGCGTTTGGTTCCCCCAAGCGCCCCGGTTCCGATACGGATGGTGCTTGTATCTGTACCGAGTACCTTACCAGACGCGGCGGTGAATCCAGTGCCAAGAATCATGAAATCGCCATAGGTGTCAAACGTTCCCTTTGCTGTGCCGTTAGTGTTCGCATAGATGAAGCACGGTTTCGGTAAAGAACCGCTTGTTGCACCATAGGTCATTTCCAATTCAAGGGCTGCATACGTACCGCTGATGCTGGTCGTAGCCATCGTTAGTTCTGCACATATTGCAGAAAGCAGTCCAGTTACGCCACCTGTCGTACCAAGATCGGCTGACGCTTTGAAGGCATTCGCCCAAGAGCCTAGTGTGACTTCTGTTGCCATATTGACTCTGAAGCGTCCGCCCACTTGCCCCGCACCTGTTAGAACGTTGTTGAAGATTTGCGGTTCAAGACTTGTGCTGCCGTCTGTGGATGCACTTGTGGTGTAAACTGACATCACTTTCGTGCCGTTATAAGTAACGGCAGTAGGTGAGCCAGAAGTCCCACAAATGTATCCTTCTTCTGTGGTGATTGTTCCGCTTACGATCCAGTCTCCAGTAATGTCAACCGTACCCGTTAAGTAAAAATCACCAACTACGATAAGATTGCCAGATAGTGTGAGAGCATCTAAATTAGTTACAGCCATTTTTATATTCTCCTGTTGTGTTTGAGTGCAAGCATTTTACAACCCACACTCGTCACAACTCACTAATCGCCGCCAGTGCTACCGATTACCCACCGATAGTCACTCCAGCCGTATGAGTAGCGCATATAACCGCGCCAGCGTGCTTCCAGTTGGAATCCGCCGGTGGGGTCAATTGCAACTTCTTCCACAACACGGTCAAACCAGTTGAGGTATAGTTTCGCCAAATCCAAGTCGATTAGGAACCAGTTGGTTGAATCTGTGAGGTAGTCCCAAACGACGTAGTTCATACCCCTGTCCTGCAAGAGGTTCGCTTCATAGTTTGCAGTCCCGGGTTGCTGGCTGTTTGCACCGCGCATAGTTTTGATGATTTCATTTGCGGTGTTTTCCAGTTCTGGGGGAACGAGCAAGAGTCGTGGGCTAACTTGGACAATTTCGCCCCTGTCATCCACGAATGCCCGCATTGCCTGCCGTGCAGCTACGATGTTATCGTAACTGAGCGCGGTTGCCAATGTGTTGGTCTGATGTGTGCCATTGACGGGTGAGTAGTCGTGGGTAGCACTGCATAATGCAACAGCATCATAGCCCGCCGTAGCCCCTGCGGTGAATGCGTTGTTGAACACGCCTGCAGCGTGCTTTTCACGAGTCCGTGCTGCCGCCAGTGCAAAACCAAGAGGTCGTTTATTGATGATATTATACAGGTCATCATCATATAGTTTTCGTTCAACCTTGAAGCCGTCGATGTACTCTTTGTGTACGTATTCAACACGCCAGAGCATATCGGGGTCATCGAAATTGATAGTCCCTTTATACTCTTTCCAGTCCGCCATTCCACCGATGCCCAAGTCATATTCAACAGCCTTTGAGCTTGAGTTAACGGAGAATAACAGCGGGATCAAAGACGAAGCCGCCAGAGCGGTTCGTTGTACTTCATAAATGCGCCGTAGCCCTGGATCTAAAAGATAGGGCCAATTTTCCGATATAGCCATTTTAGCCCCCCTTTACGTGGTATCCGTATCAACGGTGCCGCGTACAAATGTGACATCGTGAAAGGTTACGTATGCAAGAATGTTACCCTCGTCATCTGTCTCGCTTTTATCGAGCAGAATCAAAGAGCCATTCGTAATATCATCCGCGTCAATCTGATGCGCGTTGTTGGTATCCAGTGTCTTGATATAACCAACGATTGCTGTAGTAGCAGTGCTCGCATCCATCGAACATTTCCACACCTGCGAGGGTGTAGCAATTGCAACTTTCATCAGCGTTACGCTGGAAGATGCTTCGGCTGCAGTAAGAGCTTCCTGTACAACACCGGTGATTTCACCGATGCTTGTGGTCAGCTTATCAACAAAGCCATCCGATTGTAGGGTAACTAAATCACCCTTTAAATAAGCGGTGGTTTCACCGACAGTGAAATCTCGAATCACTGGTGTCCCCCCCTTATTCAAATCGAAGGCAAACTCAAATCCCCGACTTGCCATTATAACTCCTGTGCCTACGTTTTAGGCACATATTTCATATATTCATCTATAGGAATACGCATATTTCTTGCGGCTTCAATCTGTTGTGGCGTTGCGCTCACGGTATCACCGCGATCACCACCGCCCGCCCCTCCGTTGAGGTTTGGCGGCTTCGGTCGCCCGCTCATCACCAGTCGTCCAGTCTCTACCAGTGCTGCGACTCGCTCAGTAACGCCGGTTACCTTGCCGTCCTCAGCTATGTAGTTCACTGTGCTATCTGCTAATGCGTAAGCATCTTCTGGATGCTGTGCGCCTGCGTTTGCCGCCTGCGCTATGAACTCAGCACGCACCAGACGTGTATTGGCGATTGCAATGGCGGCTTTACCCGCTCTCTGTGCAGTCTCCAACGCCTCTTGTGCCTTTTGCAGCTCACTCTTTTGGGCATCCTCGATCCCTTGCAACTTTACCGCTTTCGCTTTCAGGTCGTCGTAGTCGGTGTATTTCGCCCGTTCACGTGCAACCCTGTCACCCATCAACTGATTAACTTCCGCTTGCGTAAATGTTTTCTCATCACCTGGACCCTGATTGTCCGACTGTTCGCCGCCGTCATTCGCGTTGTTTGGGTCTTTCTCTGCCATCTGTTCTATCTCCCCCGGTGTTTACCGTCACCGTCACGTCTGTATCTGGTTCAATACTTTCAATCAATTTATCCAGCTCATCATTTAGCCTTTTTGTGTGCTCGATGAAATGAGCTTTCAGTCGTGGTTTTTCATTTGGTATTTCATGGATTATACGAGAGTCGTAAATTCTCCATAAAGAATACACCATGTCTGCTATGCTCGTTACGTATTGCATTTTAGTTTTAGTAATATCCGCCATCCCACCGTCCTTTAGCGTTACTCGCCACAGCTAATACATTACTCGTACCATACAGGTATTGATCGTAATATACGTGCTGAATTTCTCAGATGTAAAACATTCAGCAAGAAATCAGCTATAACTTTATCTGCATTTACATGCGCTCTTGGTTCATCATAGCCCTTCATGTGTTCTAATTCCTCACGCACTTCATCATCCGTCATAAATGCAACATCTAGTTTTGGTGCATTGATGGCTTTTAGTAATGCAGCTTCTAATTCTTTATCCTTTTCAAAGAAGTATGTTTGTTTTTCTCGTGGTAACTTGCTAAAGATTTTACCCTCTATTAGTTTCGCCATCATGCTCCTTTCAATCCGGCTGCCCGCTCGTTTCGTCCTCAATCCAGATGTACTCCTCTGGTGCTTTGCAGAATGGGCACGCTAGTTTATCGGATGGGGCGTTGATGACCCACTGAATTTCGCAGCGATCACAGTGCCCGACTTCCCTGATTTCCGTCATTCCATCTCCTATAACGCAAAACGCCCGCATCGTGGAGGTGCGGGCATCGCTGCCGTGACCTTCATTCTGCGAGCGTGACTATTGCTAGTGAGGCTCTTATTCGCTTGTTAACCCATTATAGCACAGGTTTTGCGTTAGTCTATCCCCTTCAATGTTACCACGAATATATCGATGCCGCTTACAACTGTAAGCAGTCCACGCTTTGTGGCGATTGCCAGTGCCGTCAATGCCTTTAGTAGCAACATAAGTTGTTCGGTGCTTATGGTCATTCAGTCTCCTTTCCCACTGGAGCCTGACAACCGCAACATTTCAACGTATCAGACTCATTCAGTGTGCCACAATATCCACAAGACCACGGTAATGGAGCAATTTCAATATCTTGACGCCACGGGTTCAAGCAAGCAAACGAAAAATCAGCGCCAAACACAACAGGTATATACGCACCTGTTCCCTCCGCATTATCATCATCTCGTATTATAAAATGCTTACCATTGTCCTCTTCTGGTGAATTGTACAAATATCCGCTCATCAGTCTCCTTTCTTGAAATACCGCGCAGGTTGCAGCCGTGCCATTAAACGATAGCCCAAACACTTTCTCTGGCTTGTGCATCATTTAATGCAATGCCAATATAATTAATGGATTCGAGGTTGTCCCAAGAAAAATCTTTGTTCCAATCAAAATGCCGCGCATAACCAAATCCATTTAGAGCAAGATGTTGTCCTTTTTTAATCTCTTTCCATGCTACATATTCCTCTACGTTTCCCATCAGTCTCCTTTCTTGGTTATCGGCTCAAACTGGATGCCGTGGTCGCCTTCGTATGGTTTGGTATGGTTGAAGTCGCCGCGCAATATTTCATCAGGTATTTGTTCTTCAAATGCGCTACATTTGCCCACGCCCCAATAATGCTTGCAACTAATACATTGTAGTGAAATCACGGAAACACCTTCTTTAATAGCGTTAACATTTCAGGCGATATTGCTTGTGTATCGCCATTTATATATGCAGAAAAACATTCTGCGAATATTTCATCACGTGTAAAGCCTAAACTAGACATGCTGTATGGATATTCTGATAACCCATATTTATATTCATCATGTAACATAGTTGATATTGCTTCTGTTGATTTCCTGCCCCACTCTGCTCTATTCCAACCTGTCAATGCGCCACCTTGAGTATCAATACTATGCCCTGTTTCGTGCGTCAAAACGCCCTCATAAGAATAATCAACCTGCCAGCGACTAAATTTGAAGTGTTCCTCCATTACGTTTAGTCGTCTTATATCATCTGGACTCATCCATTCCTTTGACCTCACTAATTCATTATACATAAAGTTTGCTTTTTTATCATATTGCGCTTCTGATATACTTATAAAATCAGCGTAGGTCGCTCTTGACTTACTAAACCTTGTATTTATTTCAAGATTCCCGCTACCGATTCTCGCTTGCCAAGCTGCTTTGGTGTTTGTTGCCCTAATGCTCCATAATTTCGGTGCGCCTCTTTGTTGTAGCATATACAGTCTTTGATTGGTCGCATTAGACATTTCAATGTCCATTCCACGATATGAAACTACCGGCTTTTGCTTATATCCTTTTTCAACACCAAAGGCATAAGAATCTCTGGAATCTTGACTTATTAAGTTATCAGTCGCCCAGTTCTCAGTCTCTACCTTCTTGGTAAATACAGGCGCATCCTTAACTTTGGAAATAGGTACAACTTGTATTGGTTCTGGTTGTGGTTGCACTTCGCGTGCCCTTACAACCTTCCGCGCCTCTTTCGCCGTCAATCCAGCTTCACGCTCTTTGAGTTCCTGCGCCCGCTTCTCACGCTCAACCTTCACGTCATCACGCAACGCCTCGGTGATCCCGTCATCATACTGCGGCAGGTACAGCACAACGCTCGTGCGGCAGTACCAGTGGAACGGAACCCAGTCCATATCATCGGCGAATCTAGGCGTGCCAGTAAGGTGAAACTTATCGTCCACCTTCTGCGTCTGCCCAGCTACGTTTAGACAAGTCTCGGTAGTCCTGTCGTCTATCGCCGATATAGCCTGCTTCCACCATCCGAACTCTTGCGCTGGCTCGCGTCCAACTGTACTCGAGAATGATACACCTAATGCCCTAGTCGTAGAATCCGCTGCTGTTGTTATAAACTGCGCTGGGCTCAGAATGCCAACGCGCCCAGCATCACCCACTATTGCGGTCGTCACATCGCCGCCGCCTGCTATCATCCCTAGCACCTGCATCGCCTGTCGGTCAAACGTCATCATTGGCGCTTGCTGTATGTCCGACACTAATGCCGGTAGCATCTGCGGCGTGTATAGTATGCCGTCATCAACGTATGCTGTAAGCTGCGTTATCGCGCTCTGCTGGCCGTGTGTCACCGCGTCTCGTACCATCGCAGTTGTTACCGTGTCCAGTTTGATACGCGCATCGGCAAGCACCTCTTGCGCCTCAGCCCGCATTGTGCGCCGCTTGGCTTTGAGCACGCCGCTCATATCACGCCGCGCCTTGCGGTAGATGCCTAGCACCTGCCCGCGTGGGTGCTGGACACTACCGAGATAATGCCCGGTTGCCCAAGCTATCCAGTTCGACAGTTTCAGTGCGTCTCTGTGCGCTACACGGAGCGGGTTAGTCGGCATTAGTCCTCTAGTTCAACCTCAACCACATTTGCGCCGTCGCCTTCATAATCTCTATGTTTGTAATTATAAGTTTCAGCTATTGCCCAAGCCTTATTTTTGTTTGTAGTTGCTATTAAATTATCGGTAGTAGAATGATAATCGCAGTACTTCACCACAAGATATATTGTCATCACTCAGTCCTTTCAGCGTTACCCGCCACGGTTATCCTCGTTCAACAGCATCGCCGTGTCCTGCATAGCACGCCGCGCTTGATATTGCGGG